TTACTGGACGGTGGGTTTGCTGTTGTGCCGCGTGGCTTGGGATTCCAGCTTTTGGGCCAGTGATGTTTTTGCAGGCGCTGCCCGTTGGGCTTGGGGCTCTACAGGGCTGGGCTGATCTTCAATGACGGGGAAGAGCTCCTCGACGACGGCACCGGTGTCCTCCTCGCTGTCCTCAAAGGCCCCATTGTTAAAGCCCCGACGGGCCGCGTGATCCAGTGCTCCCTGGTCAAAGCCAGAGGCTTGCCGGGATTCATCCAGTTGCTTAGCCTCCAGCAAGGCATGTTCCATACTCAGACCTCTGCGTACCGTGATGTCTACGTAGAAAATCGGGGTACCGTGGCTCTGCCGAGTGGACTTACCACGCAGACGCAGCTCCAGCGGCAGACAGGCCAGGCGATTGCCGGAGATTGCGCTGAAGTACTGCAGGCGTGCCGCCAGGGTGCGGATGCTGTTAAAACCTGTAGTGCGAAACACAAAGCTGCCCAGCGGATCATCGTCACCGACCACCACGTTGAGTCGGCCGTAAGGCTTGCAGGCATTGCCTTGGGCCAGTGAGCAGCCATCCGGTGAAGGGCAGGACAACGACTGGATGCCGTCCTTGGTCAAACGCTTGCAGGTCTCACCATTTCCGACGCACACCGGCCGACCGGTGTTACGGTCGAACAGGCTGTAGTCAGCCCGAAAATTCAGGTCCGGCTCGTTGAACATTAAACGAATCGGAATGCTGCGCAGTTTGCCATCTTGGCCATTACGCAGTTCCTCATTGAGCGGGTGCAGCAGCCAACCGTCGCGGTTTTGTACCTGCGAGGTAAGGGTGAACTGATCGTCTTTCTCGGGCAGACGCTTGCCGTTTTTCTCGACGACTTTGCCGATGGAAATGCGCCCGAGCACCGGTGGGGTAATGGCTAAACCTTTGAGCATGGGAGTTCTCCTGTATCTGAAATAAAAACGCCACCGAGACCGCGCAAACGGCCAGGGTGGTGTTGGAGAGAAAGGGCATGGGAAGAGCGAACGAACGTTCAGGCCAGCAGAAAACGCCGACTGCCGATTTTGGTGGTCGAGTAGCGCATTTGCAGATAGGGCTTTTCTTTCAGCAGACGGGGGATATCCAGGGCCACGCTGTCTTTGGCCTTCTTCCAAGTGATGCAGCCGGTTGCGAAGGTCGCCCGACTGGCATCGCCCATGGCCTGTTGCAACGTTTGCTTGAGCTGAGCTTCCTGCGTCTCCTGCAGAGCAATCGATTCGCGCACGCTCTGCAGTTTGGTAAAGGTCGTACAGAGCAGAGTGTCCTGGCTGAAGTCCAGGCTTTGCCCACTGTCCTGTGGATACAGGCAGCGCAACGCCTGCTCCGCCGAGGCCGAACCGTCTGCCGGCGGCGGGGTATCACTGACGACGTAATCCCAGAACAGCTGCTCCAGGTCGATCAGCCGAGCAATCAGCGACTCGTCGCGTTCGATGCGATGGATCTCCAGGTGCTGACCACCCAGCAAGACCGCTACATCCGCCGCCTGCTTGCCAGTCACGGCCAGCTGGTGCATGACCTGCAACTGAACATACTCCGGCACGCCCTCTTTCCAGAGACGCGCGCCGTTTATGCCTGCAGTTTTACATTCAAGGATTTGTACATCGTCTGCACCGATCACCTCTCGGTCGATGTTGGCCAGCATCCAGGGCAGTTTAGGATCCGGATGCTGCAGCACTGCATTGATACGTCGTACTCGGTTACCGCTACGCTTGCTGTAATGCCAGGCGACGATGGGTTCCAGCACATTGCCCCAGTAGGCTGGACTCTCCTCATCCTGCGGATCGAGCTTGGGCAATGGTTCGTCACGGCCAGTTTTCTCCATCCACAGCTCCAGCTGAGATTTGTAAGGGTTAAGGCCTATGGCAGCGGCGGCATCCGAGCTGCCGATGCCTTGTTTACGTACAGCCAGCCAGTCTTCTCGGGGAAGTTGTTTGGACCCCACCAGGCGCAAGGCGGGGCGGGGTTTGCTGCAGGGTTGTTGCAGCGATTGCGTTTCCATGATGTTTTCCTATCTGGCATAAAAAACGCCCGGCCAGCAGGAACTGACCAGGCGTTTTAATAGATGAGTAGGTGAGTGGGGCTAGGCGACAAGTTGCAGCGCTGCGTTCAGTGCGCGCTCTTTGAGGACGGCCCCGGCACCGAACCACGCAGAGTCCATTCGATATTCGGTACTCCTGGCGCGCCGCTCATGATCGACATACTCCGTCACGGCGTTGAGTAAGCCCCACGCAGTTCCTTGAGCAGATTCAAGCGTCGCTCCACGACCTTGGCCTTCGTACAGCCATTGGACTTTGCGCAGTGCTCGCTCATTCGGCAGAGCTTCCGGCAACGGGCTGTTCGGGTTGACGTCGCAAAGCACATTCATGAAGAAGCCCATCGCCTCATGCCACTGCACCTTGCGTTCCGCCAGGGCGCGCATGCGGTACATAAATTCATCCCATTGGGAGACGGCGATGCCGAGTTGCTTCTTCACGGCCTGCGGATCAAAGCGGGTGTTGTGCGGCACCTTGATTGCGCGGGTGGCACCGTTCAGGGAAATGGTCAGGGTGTTATTGCAGACCACCCGAACAGTGGTTGGAGTGGCGGTGGTGGCCAGGGTGCCGTCGCAGGAGGTGGCCAGCAGCAAGTAGCCATTCACCTGGTCGTTGCCCTTTAGCGTCGTGCCTTGCCCAGTACGGGCCAAGGCCCAGAACTTGCGGCCACCTTTGAGTATCCCAGCTGTTTCCAACTCGTAGCCTGAGACCTCAGTCAGATCCCGGTAGAACTCCAGCACCTCACGAGGCTGCACAACTTGGTAACGGTTGGAAACCACCGACAAGGGCGCCTTGGTGTCGGAGCGATACAGCACCTTCTGTTCAGGGAAAGAGAGAATCGAGCCCAAGGGACCGATGCTCTCGGATTTGAAATGCACCGGGCTGTCCTGGATCTTCCAGTCCATACCCGCTTCACGTTGCCAGACTTCGAGCGGTTGTTTTTGCGTCAGGCGGTTTCCCAAACCATGCCAAGGGGTAGCGCCAACGTAGGCCATTTGTTCGACGAGATGAGCCATGGGAGTGATTCCTTTGGTTATGTGCCGGCATAAATGCTGCAATCGCGCAGCATTGGCCTAAGAATTTTGTAAGAGGATTAGGCTGGTAGGTTGAAGCGATGATTGCAGGCGAGACAGAGGTTGTTGGCGAACACATGGCGATCGAGTTTTTCGCCGAGCTGAGCACCGAGGGCGCAGCCACCTGCACCTCCAGCGAGCCCGCCGAGGATGGCACCAGAAACTGCGCCGAGGGTGATGCCAAGCGGGCCGGCAATAGCGCCAACAGCAGCCCCCATCTGGCCTGTTGCCAGAGCGGCGCTCGCACCACGAGCGGCTCCGCCGACGGTTCCAACAGCTGCGCCAATCTTCATGGCCGTTTGTAAAGATGCGATCTTGGGGGAGTTACACAAAGGACATTGCAATGACATGGTTCTGAGTTCCATGGGGTGGATGTCATGGCAGTGATGTAGGACTAAATTTTTTTTGAATCTGATCCTTCGTGGGCCGGCTATAGCTGCTATTACTGCTACGGAATAGCAGCTATAGCAGCTATAGCTCAGCTTGTGAGGCTTGCCCTGAAGGCTGGCCATTGCTTCTAGATCAATTTTTGTTGCTCGCGTCAAGAGGTCTGCTTGAGTAAAAAATTACATTAAGCAGATGGTCAAATGACCCATGGGGATCGTTATAGATTCACTCATCGATTAGGAACTTGAGGCAAAAACGATGAGCTTAACGGGCATGACAAGCTGTGTTTCTAGGGTGCTGAGGTTGAAGCATGTACAGGAACGAGTTGGACTGGGTAGGTCCACAATTTACGATCGGATGAATCCGAAGTCGCCAAGGTATGACAGTACTTTCCCCAAGCCCATCAAGCTGGGCATCGCTGCGATAGGTTGGATTGAGGCTGAGATTGATGCCTGGATTAAATCAAGGATTACTGCTGGATGGGGGAGCGCTTCAGGCAGAGTTGTGCCTGAGAGCGGGAAATCAGCGGGATGCTACAGCGGCAGTCAAGGGACTGATGAGGTGCAGCAGTGAGTATCGTCCTGAGTGCAGTGAAGCTTCATGAGAGTCTCCCGAGGGTAGGGGCACGCTTTCCGCGCTTTGTTCCTTGTGCCCTGCTAGCAGCTGCAGTTAATGAGGCGGAAAAAAATGTCCAAGCCCCGAGGGCGCTAATATTCTCAGGTGCGTTGACGGCTATTTCACTGGTGTGTCAGGGGCTAATAGATGTTTGCAAACCAACTGGCCAGTGTGTCCCGACATCCTTAATGTTGTTGACAATAGCTGGGTCGGGCGAGCGAAAGTCGACTGCGGAAAATGTTTTTTTAGGTCCAATTCGTGAATTTCAGCGCTTGGAGTATAAAAGATACCAAGAAGCTGTTGTCGAGTGGAATGTTCAGCTAGAAATGTGGAGGGAAAAAAGAAAAGTTATCTTAAAGAAGATAAACAAGAATACAGATAAAGGTATTAATTCCAGCGAGGAAGAGTTGCTTTTTAGTGCGCATGAGAAGTCAAAGCCTTTGGGGCCAAGGCAGTACAAGATGGTTTATGATGATGCGACATCAGAGGCACTGTTCTTTGGCCTGTACAGTAATCTCCCGTCTGCGGGGTTAATATCTAGCGAAGGTGCCGGAATTCTTAATGGTGGAGCACTGAATGATCTTTCTAAGCAGAACTCATTGTGGAGTGGCGACTCTATAACAGTTGATCGCGTTTCTGTTGAAAGTTATCAGGTTACAGATTCTCGCTTAACTATATCCGTTATGCTGCAAGCGTCAGCATTTAAAGAGTATATGGAGCGTCGTGGCGAAAAAAGTCGTGGGTCAGGGTTGTTGGCTAGGTTTTTAGTTTGTCATCCTGAATCGACGCAAGGTACTAGGACAATAGGTGATGACACGTTATCGTGGGAGAGATGTAATGATTTTTCTGCGCGTATTGGCGAATTGCTTATTCTGAATCGAGCATTGTTAGACTCTCCGAAAAAAGAGAGATTAACTGTGCGTTTTTCTCAGGAGGCCGAAGAAAGATGGCGGGATGTATTTAATGAGATAGAAACAGGTATTGTTGAGGGTGGCAGATTTGAGGGCGTCGCGGATCACGCTTCAAAACTGGCCGACAATATCGCTAGGATTGCGGCGTTGTTGCACTTTTTTGACGGCAGGCAGGGGGGGATTTCGTGTGAGGTACTAGATTTTGCTGTTGATTTATGCTGCTGGTACTCAGATCAATTCTTTAAAATATTTGTTCCTCCACCACAAAAAAATATTGATGCGGATGAATTGTTGGAGTGGCTATGTAGTTATTTTGGTAAGAAATATGGTGAGATCAGGAAGAATAAAATTCTTCAGTATGGGCCTGGTAAGTTGCGAAATAAGCTTCGTCTGGAGCATGCTTTAGATGTACTTAAGGAAAGAAGGTTGATTGATGTTGTTAGGTATAAAGGAGTTGCGTATATTGATTTAATTTAATTTAATTTAATTTAATTTAATTTAATTTAATTTAATTTGATTTTTTGGGTGTTAATTTTTTCACTGTGCTTGGCTGCGCGCCGTGTTGATTGTTACGGCGCTTCGGATTATAGGGAGGGATTCCTCTCTGGTGAATCAAAAACCTTGATGACTTCTTCGTCTTCCCGTATCAAGTTGATCACTTTAGAAATCAGATCTTTTATGTCGTTCGGGATGGGAATGTTGTTTTCGTTAGCTTGTATTGATAGTTCGCTTGCGATGTCGTTTGCGGCATCGTAAGCGTTTCGCCAGCCTCTTCTTGGTCTTTTTTTATTCAGTAGTATTATAACTAATTTCTCAAAATCTAGTGCGTTTTGTGCTTTTTTACGGCCGCCCTTTTGGGCGCGCTCAGCTCTTTTATGATTTATCGGGTCGGTAAGTCCGAAAAGGTAGGCTAGAAAATACTTGGCTTCTGATAAAGCCGCCCAGGCTTTGCTTTCTAAATTTTTGTTTAGGAAGTATTGGCTTAGTGCTGTATAGATAAGAGATAGCTGTAGTGAGTTGTCTTTTTTTGTGGCTAGATCTTTGCTGAGTATTATGTCTGTAGCTAGTTTTGTTATTGTGTTTTTAGATATATTCCCGTTAAGAAGTACTTCTAGGTACGTGTCTATAATCTCTTGGCTGTTTTCTTCCCCTTGCACATTGAACATGTAGTCGTCAATTACACGTGTTAGGCTGTCTATTGAAACTTCTATTGTTTTATTTTCAATGATTGCGGGCGCTGTGTTTTGGAATGCGTCTTCGTTCAGGTCATTATTTGATGAGTCTTCTTTCATGGGCTGCTGTCCATTTATACGTTACTAGTGGTTGGTCTTAGGTATCAGTCAGCAAGTGCTAAATTGAAGTAATTTTTAGGCTGCAGTTGGATAGGGTGATACAAATCTACTCCAGTCATTCATGAGTAAGCGCCTTTTATCGAGAAAGTCCGAACGAGAGTACGCCCCTTCAGTCTGGTCGTGCTCGTCATGCGCCAGCGCCATTGCACAAACCTCACGTGGGTAGTGAGTACATTCACCCGCCCAGTCACGAAATGAGGATCGAAAGCCGTGTCGAGTGATGTGTTCGTATCCCATGCCATGTAGGAGCGTTCGAATGGCGTTTGCGTGCATCATTCCTGCATACCCTAGACTGGGAATAGATATACGAATGTAAGCGTCTTGCCAAGTCACCTTGCGTGACTCAGACGAGTGCATGTCGCAAGATAATTGTTTTTTGATGCAAGGATTTTTTTGTTGGCATCCATACCTGTTAAATTTTCTAAGTATTCACCGAGTAATTCCCATGCGGCAGCCATTTCGTCAGCATAGCTGTGACGCTGATAAGTACGTTTTACTTTGTTTTCCTCTGTGTGGTTGAGGCAGCGTTCAGCTACTTCGGGGAGCACGCCCAATGCTGTCATGACTGTGGCGCCCGTGCGTCTTAAGTCGTGTGGCGTCCATTTTCCGCCGGGTAGCAATAGTGCCTGCGCTTTTGCGCTTCGGCGACTCATCGTGCCCTGATCAGGTTGACGCTGCCTATCCCCTAACTGCTTGGTCGCTGTCTTAGAGCAGACTGGGCCGCTGTCGTCGGTGTTGGGATAGCACCAGGCAGAGTTACCGTTATACGCTTGAACGCGCTCGAACTGCCTGACGGCGAACGGTGACAGAGTGACGCTATGGGGTTTGCCGTTCTTGCTGTTCTCGGCAGGAATCAGCCAAGAGCCATTGATCAAGTTTAGATGCTCCCAACGTGCGCCAAGCAGCTCGCCAATACGGCAGCAGGTGGAAAGAGCAATCCAGATAGCGGCCTCGGTGGTAGGCAGCAATCCGGCTTCGGGGGCTAACCTAGCTAAAGTGCGGATTTCTTCATTGCTCAACACCCGGTCGCGCTCGACATCCTTGCCGCCGATTTTAGCCTTGCGGATGCTGGCGGTAGGGTCGTATTCAATCAAGTCGCGATCCACTGCAAAGCGGAACATTTGGCGCATCAGGGAAAAGGCAATTTTCGCAGCGCGATTGACTCCGCGAGCGAGCATGGCGTCGGTAACTACTGTGATGTGGCTTTTTTTGATGTCTGCTACAGCCAGACTTCCTAAGAACGGTAGGACGTCTTTTTCAAACATGCGACGCACCTCTGCGCCTTTATCTTTGCGGTTGATCAGGTCAACCCTGGCCCAGTGCTCGAATAGGTCGGCAACAGTTTTACGTGCGGCCTGACGAGCCTGCTCGGCTTCCGTAGCTGCTTTCTCGGCGGTTAGACGTGCCAACTCCGCATCTCGGGCTGCGATTCGGGTCGCGTCCTCAGCATCCAGATGTTCACGTAAGTTGCGAGTTCCACTCTGGTAGAGGCGTGACCACTCTCCAGCTTTATTTCGTGCTTCCTTGAGGGTAAGCCCATCGGTGCCATTGGCGTCATATGCACCAATGGGCAGAAATACTCTTCCACCGCTGGTGTCGGTGTACCTGAAGTAAAACAGGCGTTCGCCATCTGGGCGAAGACGCGCCATGAATCGGCCGCAGCCGCGAGGAGCATCCTCGATCAGCCAGGTAGGTTTGGCTGGTTTTGTGCCCATCTGTTTGTCGGTGATCGTTGCCATTTTCGCTTCCCCAGAAAGGCCAGGTTCCAATTGGTCACCGTTGGGTCACCGTTTCTCGCTGGCTTTGGTGGCATGCTATCGGAAGTGGTTGGACTGTGTAAATTGCATAGGCCCAGTAAATACAGTGCTTTAGGTCTTTTTATTGGATTTATTTAGACTGGTTTGGACTATGGTTTACCTTTATGGGGTGCTAGGGGTAGAGTGTTCGAATCACTCCGTCCCGACCATATATTTCAATGACTTAGCCCGACTTTCGCGAGTTGGGCTTTTTCATGCCTAGGGACTTTTGCGGGGGTTCATCCCGTTTTTCTCCTCAAGATGGTCAGAGCCGGTCCTCGCGAATCGGTGGCCGACACTTTATTTGCCGCCTCAATCAACTGCTCAAGCTCTGCGGTAGAATAGTGGCTCGTAACGCTGCCATTCTTGTGCCCCAAGAGCGCCTTCCGATCCTCCAGTGTCACGCCCGCTGCACGAAGCCTTCTGCCAAAGGTGTGTTTGAGGTCGTGAATCCTGATCGATCTGAACCCAGGGTGTGCCGGTGACTTGTGCTCCATTTCCCACTTCGCCGCCGCTCTCACCCTGGCCTTCTTCCACGCTGTGTCATTCATCCGGTGCATCGGGGTTGGTCCGTACTCGTCCGACTGCCCATACGGGAAGACATACTTCGAATGCAGGCCGCGCTGTCCATCGATGACCGACATCGCCACCTTGTTCAGCACCACCAGCCTTTCATCGCCATTCTTCACGCCAGACTTTTCACTCCTCCCGCCAAAGTCAGCAGGAATCAGGAACACACTCGTTCCCAGTTCCGGCACTCGGATTTCCCAATCCCACTGAAGCTTGCAGACTTCCTGCTCCCGGCAACCCGTGTTCACCTTGTAGAGCGACATCCTCAACAGGTGGTCAGGGATTTCCGAGAACAACATCGACTGCTCTGCCCATGACATGGGGTAGGGCTTCCTGCTCGACTTCCTTTCCTCCAGCATCGAGATCATCGGCACGCTATCCAGCCACGGCCGTTTCTCTGCGTCTCGCCACTTCCTGTGGCACAGGTTCAAGATCCGAACGATTCGCTGTAAGGCGATGTTCACCGTGCGGTTCGAGACGCCTGGCTTCACCTTCCCCTTTTCGTTCTTCGTCGGCTTCTGCCTGTCGCGCTTGAACGCCGCCAGTGTTCCGTCATCTATATGGGTGATCGGCAGATCCCCGATGTACGGATCCAGTTGTTCAATGTGTGATGCTGACAGGCCAATCGACGCCTGATCCTTGAACTCCACCAGGAACCGCGTCGCTGCCTCACGCCAGGTTCGCACCTGACGCACACCGTAGACCTTTTCCTGCCTGAGCTTTTCCAGCCGGTGAATCAGGTACTGCTCCGCTTCCTGCCTTTCGCTTGCTCCAGTGCTTTCCTGAAGTCGCTCACCTCTGACGACCTTGTCGATGTGCCAGATTCCGTTTCTCTCGTAGAGACCGGAGATCGTTTTTCGCGCCATTTATTGACTCCTTGGCGCCCACTGCGGGGCTGATTGTTGTCCTGATTGGCCGCTTTATCAATTGCCATGGACTCGACGTAGACGTCTGCCCACTGGTCCAACTCGATCCGGTCGAAGCCGACGCCCTGCTTCCCGATCGGGAATTCGCGTACGTTCGGCCGGACTGTTTTGTTGAATTCGTCCCGGCACATGCCGAGGTAGCCGTATGCTTCCCCGGCGCGAATGAAGCGCGGGAGGATGGGCGCGACCTGGGCCGCGCTTCGATTTGACATGTGATGCTCCATGCCGCGCGTGGCGGCAGAAGGTGGTTATTCGGTTGGGTCGACAACGCTGTGGGAGATGGAAACCGTTTTGCGATCGGCGGCTCCGAGATAGATCTGGCTCATGACGTTGTCGTGCTGAACGGCCACGGTGTCGGTGGCGCACTCGTCATCGCCGAGCTCTGATAACGCTAATCGGCGAACCTGCAAGAGGTCGACTCCGTCAGGCACCTAAAAAACGGTCGTAACCGCGGTTGTGATCATGATCACGGGCATACGAATACCTCGCCCGCCACACACCGGCAGGCTGTTGAGTTGGGGGAGGGGTTACTGCTGAGCGCGGCGCTGGAAGTCAGTGCAGCGCACTATCACCGTCTGGCCGTCGTTCGAAAGCGGCGGCATGGTGCTGAAGGGAAGGTGGCTGCAATTGCGGTGAGCGTGGGTGCACGTTGCGCACATGCCACCTTTGGGTTGATGGTTCATCGCCACGGCCCTCGGTAGATGTGCTGGAGCATGAACAGGGTGGCGAGGATCATAGTAGGTGCGCTCCTGCTTCGAGTAGGCCGTCACGGTCTTCGCGCAGGCGCTGGTGCTCGGCGATCAGTGCCAGCACCGCCTCGGGCGAGCACTCCTTGAGGAACTGCTCATCAAGGTACAAAAAGCCGGCATCCTCGATCATCCCAGCCCAACCGTGCGAACGGATGACTTCGTCTCGGCAGAGTTCGGCCAGCTCTTTCAGTTTTGAATGGTCGCTCATGAGGTCACCGCTGCAACAGAGAGGAAGATCAAGCCCCAGAGGCAGGCGCTTATGGCTGCTGCTTTTAGCATCATGGCGTCACCTGCTTGAACTCGACGACCCAGACCCACGGGTTGGCTTCCCAGTCGCCGCCGACGGATTGCCACAAGTCGCGGAATGCTGGAACCGGGTATTTGTGGCAGGCACCGCCTTCGTCGCTCGCGCACCATTCACGCAGCGGACCTCGGTGAACCCCCTCTGCTACCGCCTGCTCGTAGGTGATGTCTTGCAACCGCTCGACGCGGACGTCGCTGATCTCCAGCAGGATGCGGCAGGCCCAGCGCGGCATGTGGATGCTTGGCTTCCAGACTGGCTGCTCGGCTTCGTACGGCGTCAGCCCGTCGGCGGCGTACACCAGCGTGCCATCGTCGCGTGCCTCGCGGATATCCAGATCGTCCGGCTTGAGGTAAGGGCCGCGCATGACTTCGTCGTGATCGCAGTACCAGGTCTCGCGCACCCACAGCCGTTCGCCGGGCTTTCCAAATGGACAGTGGAGTATTGGCCCGCCGATATCCCAGCAAGCGCCTGTTCTGAGCGGAGTGCCGTCGGCTGCTGCGACCACCGGGAAGTTGGTCTTCAGTCCTTTCACCGGCCGCCGCGTGACATTCTTCCGCCCATCCAGAATGGCGCGCACCATCGGCGCCGAGAACAGGATCGGGCGTTCTTTCGGTTGTGGTGAATTAGTCATCAGCAGTCCGTCCAGTTCAGCTGTTTGATGTAGTCGCCGCCGGAGCAGAGATGCTCATCGTTGATTGCCTCAATGTCCTTGATGTCGGCAAGAGCAGTTTTCGCACGCTCAAGGGCGAGTTCAGAGTGGCTGAGCTGGTGCCGCTTTCTGGCTTTGTAGGAGGAAAACGCTTTTTCTTTCTCCGGGTACGCGAATCGCCGCCACGAATCTTTCGATACCCGCTTCGCATCCTTGAAGGTCTTGCCTGTAGCGGCCTGCCGTGCCAGCGCCCAGCCTTCCGATCCCTCAGGGACGATCCAGTAGCAGCACTCGCTTTCACGGATGACTACGTATTTTCGGCAGAAGATAGTGACCCCTACCGGGCCGATGTGGTCGACGTAGCGAAAGTGGTCTGGCCCTGTTTTTTTCTTTTCTTCAAACATGACTTCGTCCTTGCCGCTATAGCGGCTGACTTTGAAGGGGGAGGGAGTTTCAGCGCGCAAACTTGTCACGCCCTGCGCTTTACTCGATCGAGTGCCGGCAGCATTGCGATCACCGGAGCAATTACGGGCGTAGGCCGCGTCGACCACGCCCACACGGCAGGCCTCAATGTTCAGCGCCCCCGTTCCGTGGCTGAGGACGTTTGCAGCGACTGTGCCGGGGAAAGGCTTGCGCGCCACGGTAATTGGCTCCATTGCTGGTTTCAGAGCAGTGCCCCAGCCTTCCCATTGGGCGGCCTCGTCGGTGGCTGGCGCGGTGATAGCGGATGTATCAATGCGACTGGAAGGGTTGTTTGCGTAGTTTCCCCCGCGCATGTCCGCAACCGGTGTTGCGGCTCTGCCGCTCTTCCGGCCAATAGTTTCACGCTCAGCACCGGCAGCCTTGTCGATCGCCTTGCTCACATCCATTGACTTGGGAAATCCAGATCCATAGACCCATGCAATCATGTCGCGGATCTCGAAGCCAGCATCCTCGATGCGCACAGCCATGCGGTGCTGGGTGCGAGTACCGGCGAAGGCGAGCAAGTGCCCGCCGGGCTTCAGCACGCGCAAGCACTCTACCCAAACCTCAGTTGCTGGAACGTCGTAGTCCCACTTCTTGCCCATGAAGGACAGGCCGTACGGCGGGTCAGTGACGACACTGTCGACGCTGTTGTCTGGCATCTGCCGTAACAGATCCAAGCAGTCGCCGACCAGAATCTGGTGAGTAGGTGGCATAGGGGATCCTCGCCGGCTGGCGTGATTCGTAGAAGTGGGGTATTTGTGTTCGCCCCGGCATTGGGCCGGTTCAAGGAGTTTTTATGTCGAAGGCTTTTCAAAACCCAGCAGCAGTCGCTCAGGCCGCAGTAGCACTGCTATACGAGCTGAAGAAATCAGGTGTAGATGTGTCGGCGGTGGCTGACGCTGCAAAGAGCGGCATCATCCGTGGGGATATCTACAAGTGGGTCTCGGCGGATCTCGTTACCGATTCTCAAAATGCGGTAGACGATATTCTTCGTACTGTGGATGAGTCGTCTCCGGCCTGATGATCTCGTCGCCAGGGTCGGCAGCGATCTCGGCCATGCTCTTCTCGTAAAATGCTCGCGACACCTTTTCTGGAATCTCTGGGTGTCGTGACATTTCGCAGCATCCACGCCTGCGTTTCGAAGTCCGCGCCGATCAGGTTCTTAAGCAGCCGCTGGTGAATGTCTTGTTGGTTGTTGATGCCGTGGGCCTTCATAACTGCCTTCAGGTCAGGCTTGAACACGCCGGCGACCTCAATGGGCGCGAGCCTGATCACCAGTTCGAGGTAACCCATGCGGATCAATAAACAGTTGCAGGACGCGATTCGCGCCCACGCGGAACAGTCGTACCCGGCTGAAGCCTGTGGTCTGCTGATCAGCACCGCTGGCGGTCGTGAGTACGTTCCGTGTGCCAATCGGGCAAAGACCGATCGCGAAAATTTTCAAATCTGCGAACGCGACCAAGCAGTGGCAGAGGATCGCGGCGAAGTGCTGGCGATCATCCACAGCCATCCGGACAAAGCGCCAACGCCGAGCATGGCCGACCGGGTCAGCTGCGAAATGCACGAATTGCCGTGGGGCATTGTCGGTTGGCCAGGCGGTGAGTTCGAATGGTTCAAGCCTTCGGGCTTTCAGGCGCCGCTACTGGGTCGCGACTTCTCCCACGGCCTGCTCGACTGTTGGGCGGCGTGCCGCGACTGGTACGCGCGGGAAGCGGGCCTGCAACTGCCGAACTTCGAGCGTCAAGATCTGTGGTGGGAGGATGAAGCCAGCCCAAGCCTCTATGAGGACAACTTCAAAGCCACGGGGTTTTACCAGGTGAGCGAAGCGCGGCGTGGCGACATGCTGGTGTTGCAGATCCCGACGCCGGGGCGCAACTGCTTCCACCCCAACCACGCCGCGATCTATCTGGGCGACGAACCCGCGCTTGTCAGCGAGCCAGCGGCGACGCTCGGTGGCGCCGGGCCTTTCATTTACCACCACATGGCCGGTCGCCTCTCCAGTCGCGAAATCTACGGCTGGTCGATGGCCAGCCGGGTAAAGCTGATTCTCCGGCATAAGGACTATTGACCATGAAGCGCACCATCAAACTTGGCGGCGTGCTTCGCAAGCGGTTTGGTCGCGAGTACGTCCTCGATGTTAACGGCGTGCTGGATGCCACGAGCGCGCTGTGCAACCTGAAGCCGGGCTTTGAGCAGTTCATGCGCACCGCTGAGGAGCGGGGTTTGGTCTTCGCTGTCTTCGTCGACGAACGCAATATCCGCCCGGAAGAACTGGAGCTGAAAGACTCCAGCCCCGGCGCCATCCGCATCATGCCCATAATTCAGGGCAGCAAGCAGGCGGGCATGTTCCAGACCTTGCTCGGCGTGGCGTTGATCGTAGCGGGGATGTTCACCGGCGGCACCACGTCAGCGCTGGGCATGGGCCTGCTGGCCACCGGTGCCGCGGTCGGATTGGGCGGTGTGGTACAGATGCTGTCGCCGACCACCAAAGCCAATACCAGCGACCGCAACGAAGACGGCAACAACCCGAGCTATGGCTTCGGCGGCGCGGTAACCACCATCGCCCAAGGCAACCCCTATCCGCTGCTATATGGCGAGCGGGAAATAGGTGGGGCTATCGAGTCCGGAGGTATCTACACCCAAGACAATATTTAAAGTTGTCCCTGTACCTTTGGAAATCTGCTTTTTCGATGGAGCTATTTATTTTTATTACCGCTTTGAATGCCCTGTTTCGCAGTTTTAGAGAGGGTGTTACCCGATTGCTTTTGGAGTTTCCACTCTTTCTGGCCAATCATGAATAACTCTGCTTGATTGAAGAACACCTCTGCGGAAAGCTCCCCGTTTTTAAAGACAGCAACGATTGGAGTTGTCGTGTCGATGTCTATCTCGTCTTCTAATAGCCTCAAAAAAAAGGCCACCATTCTTTTGGCTAAATCGGGGCTTGAAGTAGACGCAATTTTCACTCCTAGTCGCATTACGCACCAAGTCGTTATGCCCGAGGATTGATCAGGTGACCCATCCTCATTTGCTGGGTCGATGTGAAACTCAGTCATCACTTATCTCCTTGAAAAATTGTTAAAAAATTCCCGGACGGCAGATTACTAAACACTAATTTTTAGCAAAAGAACACCGGACTTTTTTGGCCACCACTCAACCCGCTTCGGCGGGTTTTTGCATTCTGGAGGGCGCATGAGCGCAGCAGCAAAGAAAGCGTCGCGGGCAGCACCGAGAAAACGCCGTGTCGTAACCGGCAGCAAGGGCGGCCAAGCCAAACAGAAGCAGCCGAGCATCGCCACCAACAGCGTGCCGTCGATTGCCACTGCGCGTCTGGTGTATCTCTGGAGCTGGGGACCAATCGTTGGCCCCGTGAACGGGTTGTGCTCAATCAAGCTCGACGGCACGCCGGTACAGGCCGACGATGGCACGATCAATTACCCGGGTGTGAAATGGCAGTTCCGCTCTGGTGAGCTGAACCAGCCAGGGCTGGAAGGTATCTCTGAAGCAAGCAACGAAATTCAGGTGAACCAGGAACTGCGCAGCACAAGTCCTTGGTTGTACAGCATCACCAACTCGCAGATCGATGCAGTGCGAATTCGCTTCGCCTGGCCGCAACTTCAGAGCCAGGATGCCAAGGGCAACATCAATGGCGTTCGGATTGAATATACCGTTGAAGTGTCGACGGACAGCGGCCCATACCTGCAAGTCCTGAGCTCCTTTGTTGACCGGAAGAACGTCACCAAATACGAGCGATCGCACCGGATCGAGTTACCGGCGGGCAGCCGCTGGACAATCCGCGTCCGGCGCCTTACGCCAGAGGCGAACAGCTCGCTGGTGCAAGACGGAATGTTGGTCGAGGCCATCGCCGAGGTTGTCGACAGCGATCAGGAATACCCGCTCACCTCCGTGGGTTGCCTTGAATACGACGCTCAGCAGTTCGGCGGTGATATTGCCAAGGTCGCGGTGTTGATGCGCGGCCGAATTGTTCGGGTACCGGCCAACTACGACGCTGTGACCAGGACTTATCGCACGAGCGGTACCGGGACCAGCAACGGCATATGGGACGGCACTTTTCAGGAGGCTTACACCAATAATCCTGCCTGGGTCTTTTATGACCTGGTGCTGCACCCGTACTACGGCCTTGGCGAGCGCATCGATGCCACAATGGTTGATCGGTGGTCGCTCTACCGCATCGGCCAGTATTGCGATCAGATGATCCCGGACGGCAGAGGCGGACAAGAACCCCGCTTCACCTGCAACGTGTATTTTCAGAAGCAGGCCGAATCCTGCTCGTTAAATCCGGAGATCTTGCGGCCCAGTGCTTTGGCTGCATTGGGGGTGGGGGCCTGAAGTATTTGGGCGCGAGTTTCCTGATCACCAAACAGAACTGCCTTCTCGGCCATCATGTAGTGTTCGGCGGTTGGGTAGCGTTGCCCATCAACAATGAATTCGGCGATATACCATTGGCTGAAGCATGAAGCGGTAACGCCTTTCTTGCCGGGTTGGTGCCCCCAGAAAAAAGTAAATTCCATGTTCTCTGCGCAGTTGAATCGGGAGCGCAGGTCTTCGAGGTATTTAGAGTCGTGCAATGGGTCTTCCTTGGAGAAGGGGGCGCCGAGGTGAGCATTTAAGTTGTATGCGTAGCCCTGCAGGGCGCATCAATAGGCCCCTCTGATGACATCAGAGGCGGATTTAATAACAGCAGACAGCTGCTCTTCAAGCTTAGGTGAAGCTTGATGCAAGGATCGTCGAGCCTTGGGTGGACAATCGCGAACAGCCCATTAAACGGACGCTACTGTTTTGGCTCTTTCTTCATGTCCTCTGAATCACTTGAAGTCGCAGCATCCTTTTCCGTTTCATGCGCCTGCGCGCCGGCATTACCTCCTGAAGACTCCTCGCCCTTTTTGTTCGCCTTATCATCATGTGCGCTCGAACTTTTCGAGTGATTGACGCCCGGCAGGGCATTCGGTGGGGCGGCAGATTCAGCAGTGTTTTTGTCTGTTGCCGAGGCGCTCATCGGACCAATCATGAGCAGGCTGGTAAGCGATAGCAGCGCAATTTTCTTGTTCATCAT